TTATCAAGGCAACATTGGTGTAAATAAAGAAGTATATGCAGATAACATTGTCGGTACAAGATTATATGTCGGAAAGGTTTCTGCTGTAAACACTACTAAAAAAACAATTACTGTCATTGCTGATACTATAACGCCTTCTGATAATTATTATATGGGTGAAATATTGTCGGTCGATACAGAAAATAATGATATTGAAATAGGATATTATAAAGATGCTTTTAAATCTTCAGATGTTGGGAAAAGAATATGGTATAAAACTATAACCGGAAACGAATACGGAATATTTGACATAGAAGAATTTATTGACAATTATCATGTAAAAGTAAAAACATTATTAGTGCCGACATCAAATACTTGTAATTCATGGTATTTATCAGCAACATATTTTACAGGTCTTGAACATTTAGAAGGTGAAACAGTTTCAGTTGTTGGTAATGGCGGTTATATTGGTGACTTTGTTGTTGAAAACGGGCAAGTAGATATTTCAAATGCCAATGTTAATAAAGTCGGAAATGCAATCATAGGATTAAAATACAAAGGGATTTTAAAAAGTACAAATTTAGGTTTGATGCTTCAGGGTACACAAACTTTTTCTAATATGAAAAACATCTATAAAATCGGTTTATCTTTGAACTTTTCAGCCGGCGGCAAAATAGGAAGTAATTTATATGACCTTGCAGATGTTCAGGATTTCAGTCCGGATGGTCTTTATAATATACCGCCTTTGCCGATTGATGATTATAAAGAAATTGAATGTTCTGACGATTACGACAGAGAAAAACATTATTTTGTTGTCCAGGATAAACCGCTTCCGTTCCATATAACAGCGATTATTCCTTATTGTAAACATATATCAAAAGTATAATTGAAAGGAGAATAAAATGGCAATACCCTTGATACCGATAATTTTGGGAGCAATAGCACTTGGTTCAAGTGTTATAGGCGGAATTTCTTCCGTGCAAAATTCAAAAGCACAAGCTAAGGCGGTTGCGCTGCAAACAGAAGATAAAATAAATGAACGTGCAAGACAGGCAAAAAAACTTATGCAGCAACAAAAAACATCTTTCTTAAAAAGCGGTGTTTATTTTGATTCGGGTTCTCCGCTTGCTGTTATAAATGAAACATACGATACCATGAAAAAAGATACGGATGCAATGTATCATGATGGGAATACGCAAATAAAAAACCTTATGAGAGAAGGCAAAACTGCTTTTTACGGTTCTATTGCAAAGGGTATAGCTGATGCGGGAATGGCATTTGTTACTGCCGGCGGAAGTACGGCATTAAAAAGCGGCAGCGGATTAATGTCAACTATATCTAATTCAAAAGCCGGCATTGGTTTTCAAAACTGGTATAACTCCGCAAGAGGATTGACCAGAGGCGGATTCAGTAATTTACCTACAAAAAATATTGTTTAATTTTATATAAAAGGATAAAGAAATGGGACATATTCAACAAGGTGACCAAAGGGAATATTTTTCTAATCATCAAGCTGATGTTGATACATCAGGACAAGTTATAAACGCATTGAATCAGGGATTGCAATCAGGTGTATCTCTTATTCAAAAAGCAAATGAATCAACTATGGCAAGTAATCAGATTGATTTGTCAACGAAATTTCTTGCTAAAAATAACGAGATAAATACAAAGTATCAAGCGGATCCGACAAATCCTCAAAGAGAAATTGAATTGCAACAAGCTTTTGAATCACTTGCAAATCAGTATAAAATCAATCCGTTATGTCAGAAACAATGGGCAGATATTAAAACAAATGTTTATGACAGATATAAAACATATAATGCTCAATGGAGTTTGCAGCAACAACAAAGCAATATTCAGGGCAATTTAAAAAACGGATATGAAAACTTAGTAAACCAAATTTCAATGATGGGGCAGAATGGTTCAAGCATTGATGAAGTCAGATTGATATATGCAAACGGGATTGAAGGACTCAGAAACGGAGCGGTTGCCGGACTTGGTGAAGTTGTTGTAAATGACTTTTTAAAAGATGCAAATCATGATGTTATGGCTACATACATCTCTGCCCTTGCTATGAATAATCCGCTTGAAGCACAAAGATTATTAAAAGATGAAGGTGTGCGCAATGACATCGGCAGAGCAGATACGCTTGAAAAACTTGATAATTATGTTGCAAATTCTTTGACTAATCAGTCAAAAAGAACTGCCGTTGCTGAACTGGGTGAAACTTTACGGGCTATGAACTCCGATGAAGCAAATAATATTCTTGACGGTAAAGCTGATTTAAACAAAGTGATGAAGTTTATCAGCACAAATAAAAACCTTCCTGAAGGTTCTAAAGATTTAATACTTGGGATTTACGGAATAAGAACGAAATCAGATTACTACTATGACAGAGATAAAAAGATTATCACTAATAAAGGTGAAGGCGGTTCCGGTGGTGGCGGGGGCAGAAGCTCCGGCGGCGGCGGAAGAATACCTGTCAAAAAAATGACATCTGACCAAAAAGAATATTATGGTCAATTGCTTGAAAATCAGTTACATAGCTTGGTAAGTTTTTCTGAAGATAAAGCAGGAAATCTAAATATTAAAGATATTAAAAAAGGTAAAAGCCAAAAAGAAGCACAGCAAGGTTTATTCTTATATATGAATAAAGTTGCAGAAATGCAAGGTCATATTGACGCGGCTGCAAGTTCCGGAGTAATAACCAAAGCTGAGCGGAATAGACTGACAAACAGCTATATTAAACCTGTTACAGATTATCTTGAATCAAATTTAAGCCAACTTGATGAAAGTAATTTTTTGGGAAAAGGTAAAACAAAACTGGGTTATGACAGAATAGCAAAGCAATTCAACACAGAGGGATTGAAAAAACAGGCTGATATTCTTGAAGTAAATAAACAAAAACTTTTTGCACAAAATTATTATCTTGATGAATTAAATAAAGTTGTTGCAAAAATTCCTAATATGAAAAGTGTTTACGATATAGAGTCATTGCCATCAGGACAACAACAGGAAATCTATAAAACAGCATCAGAAAATGCGATACGGAGAGCAAAACGCTGGACAGATAATCCTAAATTCTTTTTTGCTAAAGAATATCCGACCGTATATTCTGAACCGTTTACTTATTTTAATAAACCGCAAGCTGCACAAATAAATAATATTGTCGCAGAGGCAGTATATGATATGGAATTTAAAAACCCTGACGGAACATCTAAAATTCAACTTTTAGATTTTGCGAAAAATAAAATGATACAAGAGATAAATAATACTGCAAAGAAAAACAGAATAAAAGCCGGTGATACTATGGGAGCTTTAAGAGAAACTCAGGCAACTATATCAAGACCGGAACCAAAGACCATAAATGAATTTTATGCAAGGGTAAAGGCTCTTGGTGTTTCTGTTGACGATTTTATGAAAGCAGCACAAAAAAGAGGGTATCTTGAACAAAATAACTTCAGACATTATGAATTTTTAAGAGAACTTGAACACGCAAAAGCATTAAAAGATAGGAAATAAATATGGCATTATTTCAGGAACAAGAAATTACGCAAGAAGAATTTGATAAAAAACATAATATAAATCAACCGGACTTTGCAACCCGTTTAGGCTTTGACGATATACAAAAGGAAAGACAACAAATCCGTCAAAAGAATATTGAACAGGAGCAGCAATGGGTTAATAATATTGTTTCGCCTGATAAGATTAAAGAGTGGAAAAAACAAGGTGCTATGACACCTATTGATGTATGGCATAAGAAAGATAAAAATGAACTGATGCCGTTTATGGGTACATGGAAACAGGGTACAAAATCTTTTGAAATAAAAAGAATATCAGATAAATTAAATAACGGTGAAATCATAACTCCGGAAGAAAGAAAAAATTTTGAAAATTTTGTATTAGATCTTGCAGAAGTTCAGACAAGAGGTTATTCATTTTTAGGTGGTGCAACAAATTTAGGACTTGAAACAATACCGTTTATGGCTGAATTCGGATTAGGTTTATTGACTTCAGGCGGTACAGCTTCAGTTGGTGCAACAGCATCAAAATTAAGCACGGAAGTATTGAAAAAAGGTTTGACAAAACAAATAGCTGAAGGTGTCGGAAAGACTGTTTATAATGCAACAATAAATCCACGCACTTATGCTTTTACTGCGACAAGATTACCACAACAGGTAAGAGCAAGAATGGGTGATATTATGCTGTCAGATAGTCTTGCAATATCCCCTGAAGGTCAGGCAATATTAAAAGAAAGTAATGAAAAACCTGCAATTGCATTTATGAAAGCACTTGCAATGACAAATATTGAAACAGCTTCAGAATTGAGCGGAGCTATGCTTGTAAGACCTATCATGCAGGCAGGGGGAAAACTCGGTAAAGTCTTAGCAAGTCCGATAATGAAAGCACTGCCTGACGGGTTTGCAAATAAGTTTGTAAAACTTGCAGAACAGGCAACAAAATTGCCGTTTATGGAAGCCGTTAGACGATTAGGTTATGATGGTATGCTTGAAGAAATAGGAGAAGAAAGGGTTGGCGACTTGTTACAGTTTGCCTTCAATCTTGACGGCGAAAAAGGTTATTCTTTTGAACAATTGCTTGATGCAATGTTCCCACCGCCTGAACAATTATTACAAGAAGCATTATCATTTGGTGCAACAGGTCTTGCAATGCACGGTATGCATCACGGTATTAAATCTATACCAAAAGTAGGGGATAAATACACAAAAGACGGGTTTTTAATAGATGCAGGAATATTCAGAGTTGCCGGATATGATTCTTATCTTGACAGTAAAATAAGAGAAGAACTCACTAAAAGCGGCAAGTCTGAAGAAGAAATTGACAATGCAATAAACTTTTCAAGCCGTGATGATAAAGTTCAGTTTTTAAAAGAAACAAAAACCGACTTCGATACTAAAAAAGAATATGATGCAAAAGAGCTTGAAAAAGATTTAAAACGCATGGAAGTTGAAGATAAGGCATATGAAAAACTTTTACATGGCGGAGTAAGTCAGGATGTTGCATTTGCAAATTCAAAACTTTTCGGACAGTTCTTTAAAAGATACGGTGCTAATAACACCAAAGCATTTGATGAATGGTTTGATAAGTTTGATGTGCAATATGATGTGCCGGTTGGTGAACAAAATAAAACACAATTTCAAAGTGTTGCAGATGCCGGTGCAAAGGAAAATGAATTTGCAGATGCAAAAAAAGAATGGGAAGAAAAAGGAACTGACAGCAAGTATTTTAAAAAGTGGTTTGGCGATAGTAAGGTTGTTGATAATGAGGGTAAACCGCTTGTAGTTTATCATGGAACAACACAGGAATTTGAGGCATTTGCAGATGGTGCGTTTTTCACAAATGATTATATGAATGCTGACGGCTATGCATCAGGTGAAAATATTTATGAATGTTATATAAAAATTGAAAGACCTCTTATAATAGATGCAAAAGGTCGTAAATGGGATAATTTAAAAAGCAAATATGGAACAACAACACAAGAGATTATTTCAAATGCAGATACAGAGAAATATGACGGTGTTATATTCAAAAACATAAATGATAGTTGGACTGATGATGAAGAGTATGGTGGAACTGAGGATGTTTATTTCCCATTCAACAATACTCAAATCAAGTCTGTTGATAATCAGGGAACTTTTGATGAAAGCAATCCGAATATTTATTATCAAGGTGAAAAATCAAATGTTGTTGATTGGACTGATAAATTTGACAAAGTACCTACATTTGAAGAAATAGAAAAACATATCAAGGATATTATTACAAGTGGAGAGGTATTTGATACATTATCACCTGAGTGGAAAATTGATATCAAAGGCGGTAATCGTGTTGTTGATAAAATTACTAATGCAGGTAATTTTCAAAAATTAAAAATGTCGCCTAAAAAACGACATAACAAATATGTTGCAGGGATAAAAGAACTTATAAATAATTCAGTATATAGTCATCCTGCTGATAATGATAAACCAAAAGAAAAACCAAATGTTTTAAAATATCACTATTTTGATGTCAATGTCAAAATCGGGGATAAAACATATTGGGTAAGATTAGAATGTGAAGAAAATAAAAATGCCTCTAAAGGTGGCTACGCTAAACATAGCAAAAACTCTTCACGAGGCAAGAATAGTTTAAAACAGAATAATGATAATGTCAAGACTGTTCATCTATATAACATAAAAGAGATGAAAGCAAATAAAACTTTATTTCAAGATTCGAATGAAGAAGAAAAACTTATTGCCGGATTTACATATCAGGAAGTATTAGATAAGTTAACCGAACTCAATGAAGAACTTTATAAAAATGAAGGTAAATTATCTCAAGAAGAAAAAGAAAAAATTATTGCCAAAATGCACACGCTTGAAGATGTATTTGATGCTTCCGAAAATCCTCATAAATATCCTAACGAAAAACAAAAACAAGATTTATTTGTCAATACTTATTATATTATGAATAATCAGGAAATACCTGATGAATATATTGAAACTGAGAAAAAATCCGCAAGAACATACAAAGATTTATTAGATATTCATAACAAAAAGAAAGCAGATAAAGAAGCTCAATATTACGGCTATTTTACTGAAGGGCAAAATAAAAATATTATCACAATTATGGCTAACTCAAACAGCTCTACTGCTTTGCATGAGCTCGGACATTTGTTCCTGAACGGATTAAATGAACTTGCAAAAGTTGATGAAAACGCAAAGAAACAACTTGAAGCGGTTAATAAGTGGTTAGGGTTCAGCGGAGAATATACCGTAAAACAACAAGAAAAATTTGCAAGAAGCTTTGAAGCGTATCTGTATAAAGGGAAAGCCCCGAATAATACATTAAGACAGGTTTTTGAAAACTTTAAAGAATGGTTAAAATCTGTTTATGAAAGTATAACGGAACTTGAAAACAAAGGTGCTGACATATCACCTGAAGTGCAAGAAATGTTTGACAATATGTTTGGTAGTGATGAATATTATCAGGAACGAAAACAGGCAAATGAATTATTGAAAAAAGTAAAAGATATTGCCAAAAAGGACCGTGTTGATAATATACCGGTGCGAAAAGATAAAGAACTTGATGAAACGGCAAAAAGGCATAAAAATGTTGCGTATGAAATTCTTTCTGTCGGAACCGGCAAAAGTATAAAATACCTGAAAACTATATTTGAAACTGATTCAACAAAAAAATCTTTTGGTAAAAAACGCGAAGCTGTTCAGGAGTTATTAGAATATGTTGACGATAAAATAAATGTAACAGGCGGCATGAGGGCGGGCTGGAAAGAATTCTTTTCTGATACCGGAGTCAGTTATGATACAGATGAGGTAAAAGGCGATTATGAACTCGTTGAACGGGCGCTGGATGTTATTATAAATAAAAGATACGGGGATGTCATTGATACTGATGATGTTCTTGATAACCGTGCTGCGTATTTTGAAAAAGCAATTGATGATGCTGACAGACAATATAAAATTCTGTTAAAAGAATTTAAGTCCGGAAACAGAAATGTTGCTTTGTCTGCAATTTATGAATGGATTGAAAATCTTGAAGAAGAAATAAGACAAGACTATGAAGATAGATTTATTTATGATTCGGGAATTATTGAAAGAAATGAAAATATTGATAAATTCGATAAAGCTAAAAGACAAATTATTTCTAAAGCACTTGAATTAGAAAATCAATATTCAATAAATGATAATCAGAAATATCAGGAAACTGTAAAAGAAATTATGCGTAGCCTTGATTTCTTACAGCCTGCCGATAAAGCAAAATTGACAGTAAATATTCTTGATCTGCCTTCTATCAGTTTTTTAATGAATTCTATTGACAATGTACTTGATATTGCAAAGACAATGGAAGATATAAATCTACGCAGAAACCTTGAAAAAGAAATACATAAAGAATTGCAAGGCACAAAAAACATCAAGAAAAACGGCAGAACAGTAGGAAGGTATAACTATAAAACAAATAAAATATTTGAAGAATTAAGAGAACTTGACAGGTTATCTCCGGAACAAGCAAATGAATTAAGACTTGAAATGAAAAAATTTGCTGATGCAGAAGATAACGGATTGTCTTATAAAGATAAACTTGTTAATAAATTCTTATCATATAAAGCAGGCGGCAGAACTTTTGCAGATACTGAACTTATGAAAAGTTTATATGATGAGATTGTTAAAATCAAGTTAATCGGTAAAAGTGCAAAATCAGAACTTGATTTACAGGAGAAACTGTCTGAAACAAAAGATATTGAAGAACTGATAAATATTGTACAAAACAAAAAAGATGCAAATTTTGCCCTGAAAGGTTATATAAATACTCTCGGTAATCTTGAATCAACACTTAATGCTATATTTAACAAAGATATTAAAGACAGATACGGTGCTGAAATATTGTATGCAGAAACACAAGCTCAGGCGTGGCAGCATGAACAAAAACAAAAATTTGAGCACGAAGTTGCTAAAATATACAATTTACCTGAATGGTGCTGGGATAAAAAGATTCTTGAGTATTTAGGCGAAAAACACACATATCCTGAATTGAGAAGAAAATATGATGAGAAAGGTGAAATTTTAAAAACAAGAACAATTGACAGAACTCTTACCAAAATGGATATCATTCTTGCATACATTTGGTCAAAGAATGATGTTCTTGAAAAAAGACTGTTAAATCAATTTGGGGATGAAACTCTCTATGCAATGTTTGATGAAATGTCAACAGAAGATGTGAAACTTGCAGAACTTATGATGCGCACAGCTCAATCTTTTTATCCGCTTGTAAATAAAGCATTTATAAATAAGTATGGTTTAGACTTGCCGAAAGTTTCCTGCTATTTCCCATCTACTCCGGAAAGAGGTTCTGAAGTAGATTTATATAATGAATATTCTTCAAAATCTCTGAATAACAGTTTTACTAAATCCCGTGCTATGTCAGAAACTCAACCTATGGATTTTCATAATCCTGTTGCAATCCTGTATTCCCATATAGAAGGGGTTGGTAAATTCGCTTTTATGTCTGATGCTCTTGACAGGGCGAATTTAAGATTTAAAGACAATGACCTTAAAAGAGTAATTATAAATAAATACGGTGAAGATGCTTATAGAACATTAGAACAAATTTTAATCAATGTAACTTATAAAAAAGAAGCTCCGGTATTTAACGGGATGAATAAAATTATTGACAATATGGTTGGCAACTGGATTCAGGCAAATGTAGCAGTTAAACCTATTGTCGGATTAAAACAGTTGCTATCTGCAAATAACTATGCTGTTGATATGCCGTATATGACATGGCAGAAAGGATTTTTAAAAGCGCTTGCACATCCAAAAGAAACAATTGATTACATGATGAACATACCTTATATAAAAGCAAGGTATCAGGGCAGTTATGCGAATGAATTTTTAAAACAAACAGTTGAAAACAGTGCGTTCGCAACTTCAAAGAAATTAAAAGACCTGTGTAATATGTTTATTAAAATGGGTGATATCGGTGCAATCATGTTCGGGGGAAAACCTTACGTTGAGTTCTTGATGAAAGAAAAAGGAATGACTGAAGAACAGGCAATAAAACAGTTTATTCTTTCAACAAACCGTTCACAGCAATCAAGTGCGGTTTCTTCATTATCAAATTTTCAGGTTGCAATGACTCGCAACCCTATGGGTAAATTATTTATAGCATTTAAAAATTCACCTCAACAATATATCAGAATGTGCGGAGATGCTATTGTTTCAGTTGCAAATGGAGATATGACAAAAACTCAATGCGCTAAGATGCTTTTTCAATACGGATATTTACAGCCGTTCTTTTATGCCGTTGCAACATCCGGAGCATTTTTAAGATTTATTTTTACGGGTGATGATGATGATTTAATGAAGGATGCCTCAATAAGTGTTTTCAATTTTGGTTCTGATGCTTTACCTGTTTTGGGTGATATTTATAAATATGCTTTAAACAGGATGGTTTATAAAGAAAAATACCTGCCTCAAACAACTCCGCTGCTGGGTGATATTCAGCAAGAAATCAATAAGATCTCAAAAGAAGATGTTGAGCTTGGTGATTATTTAGAGGCTATCGGTTATCTCGGATTACATGTCGGACTTGGTTATAACTCTAAGGCATTTACATCAATCGGTTCAGGTGTAGGAGATATTGCAACAGGAAACATTGAGCAAGGTGCTATGAAAGTTTTAGGTTATACGGATAAAAGATCAAAACATATCACCGGTAACGAAAATAAAAAATAATAAAGGAGAACTTTAACAATGGCAAATGAAGTGAATTATAGCCCTTTGAAATACATGGGCAACGGAAGCACGGCTGAATTTCTTTTTAGCTGGAAAATTTTTAATGCAACAGACATTAATGTTGTTGTTGAAAATGTAACAACAGGGGCACAAACTACTAAAACTTACGGTACTGACTATACCGTTGATTTTGGTGAAAACGGCGGATATATCACATTTAATACCGCTCCGACTTCTGACTATTATGTAATTATCGGCAGAAATGTTTCTGATTATCAAAGTACGAGATATTCTACATCACCAGGTTTTCAGGGTTCAGAAATTGAAAAATCTTTTGATAAGCTTTCATGTAATATCCAGGAACTTGAATATTCTCTTGATAGAGCTGTTAAAGTTCCTTTGGGTTCTTCAGAACTTGATTTGAGTTTGCCGCTGCCGGATGCACATAAAGTTTTAAAATGGAATAGTGCGGAAACAGGTCTGGAAAATTCTACAATTGATGCTGATACCCTAGAAAGTATGGCAAATAGATTATATCAAAGTGCTGACAATATTGATACTGTCGCTGAAAGCATATCTGATGTAAACGATTTGGCAGATATTAAAAATGATGTTGTTGCTGTTTCAGGTATAAAAAACGATATTTCTACTGTTGCAAATAATGATGCTAATATTACTATTATTGCAACTGATTTAGCACTTGATTCAAGTTCCGAAATTAAAAAGGTTAATGCAAATAAAACTAATATAGATGCGGTTGCAGATGAACTAACAAATATTGATACTGTTAAGAATGATTTAACAAATATTGACACAGTTGCAACGGATTTAGCTCTTGATGATGATAGCGAAATTAAAAAAGTCAATGCAAATAAAACAAATATTGACACTGTGGCAGGCGATATTACGAATGTTAATGCGGTAGGTAATGATATTTCTAATGTTAATGATGTTGCTGATGATTTAACGAATATAAATACTTTGGCAATAAACATTGCCGATATAAATGCTGTTGCTGATGACTTTATAAATATTGATGCTGTTGCAGGTTCAATTTCAAATGTCAATGTAATTGCAGCAGATTTGACAGATGACAATAGTAAAATTATTGCTGTAAACACTAATAAAACAAACATTGATGCCGTTGCAAATAACTCAACTAATATCAACGCTGTTGCCGGTAACTCAACTAATATCAACGCTGTTGCCGGTAATGCAACTAATATCAACGCAGTAGCAGGTAACTCAACTAATATTAATGCTGTTGCCGGTAATGCAACTAATATTAATGCTGTAAATTCTAATAAAACCAATATTGATACTGTTGCGGGCGGTATTACAAATATCGAAACGTGTGCGACAAACATATCCGATATTAACGACGTTGCTGACGATTTGACCAATATAACGGCGGTTAAGAATGATTTAACCAATATAGACACTGCAGTAACAAATATTGAAGATATTAACACTGTTGCAGAAAATATTGAGGATATTGCTGAGAAGCAGAATGTTATCACAATAAAGGATATGATGCTCAAAGCAAGTGTTTTATCTTCAATGAACATTATCGGTGAAAATAATGAAGGCAGGACATATACAGAGCCAAAGACTTATGCAAAAATGCTTGCAGCTGCACATTCAACTTTTGATGCAAATAAGTTTACCAAAGTAGGCAGCCCGGCAGTTACAAGTGACGGGATTGCAAGCGGGTTTAGTGGGGTTAATTGTTTTACGATATCTTCAATAAGTATTACTGCTTCAAAGTCTTGGACATTTAAAGTTAAATTTAAAACTACCGATGTTAGTTCAAGACTGCAACCGTTATTATTTTACAATAGTTATAATCGTATTTTTATTAGTACCGACGGGCGAATTAATATATTTGCTAATGGAGATGCTTCAAGCACTGAAGCTAATACTATAACCTTCTTTACTACTGGTACTATTACTACTAATATTAATTATTTATTAGAAATTAATTTTAATGGTACTAATAGTTATACTGCGAAATTAACCAACTTAGATAGCAATACTTATGTAACAGGTACAAATACATTTACTTATTCGCTACCTTCTGGCGTACTTCAATATACTATTGGTTCTGATAGTTCAAGATATTTTTCAGGAACAATAGATTTTAAACAATATAATATTACTGTTGACGGAGTAGAAATATTTAGTGGTAATAAAACAGGTATAGATACAATTAAGGCTGATGATTATACAGTTGTTGGTAGTCCTACAATAAGTGCAGATGGAATTGCTAGTGGGTTTACCACTTCTAATTATTTAACAAAAGCAAGTGCGTTTACTATCGGTTCAGACGGAATATTTAGTATTGATTTTAAGGTGAACTGGACACAAAGTAGCGCAATACAATATATATTTGATGCGTATATAGATAACCAAAAGGAAATTATTATAAGAAGAAATGCAAATGGCGGGGTTATTAATCTTTTAGTATTCAGCGGCGGAACTGCTATATTAAACCAAGCAATAACTCCTGCAAATCCTGATAATATTGTTGGTTCTTTTGGCTACAATGGAACATATTATTACTGGATTATAAACGGTATTACATACGGCGGCGGTACTCAGACAAAACCTGCGGCTGGTACTTACAATTTATCTTTAGGTGTTAGAACAGCCTCAGGTACAAATATGGATGCTTTAACAACAGGGGATTTTGACCTCAACGCATTTAAAATCTACATTGACGGAGACCTAGTTTATCAACCTTGCTTAAAGATACCGTATAAACTTGCGGCAAAGGACAAAAAATTCATTGATATTGCATTTAATAATCGTGCAAAAGATATGGCAAAACAATTCGGAGCTGCTCCTTATACAATTATCGATGAAAGTAATAGAGCATTTATTCTTCCGTATGGTTCGGTGGATAGTAAAGTTGCGCCAAAAATTTTGGTTGATAGCGGCGAGGGGTGGGAACAATTCCTGGACAGAACAATGGTACAAAGAGGAACAATGACAGCTGATATTCCTGTTACGTTTCCTTGCAGCGATGAATATGCTAACACAGATTATTCATTGAGTTGTCCATATAGTGCGAAATCAAAAACGGGGTTTACTCCGACAGTATCAGGCGAATATATAGCAGTTGGAAAGGTATAGGTGAAATGATGGAAAAGTTATATACAAAAGATGAATATGCAGAGCTTGCAAGACAATCAAGTATCTCAGGGGAAACACTTTATAAAGTTCGAAAAATGGTTGATTATCCCGTTGAAGTTTATGAATACGAGAAAAAGACCATTACCGTTGATGACTATGATGAAGATGGTAATATAATCGGACATCATACTGAAGAAGTTGATGATTTAACTAAGCCGATTTTGATTGACGGCTATGACGAGGAAGGTAATCCTATTAAAATTCATAAACACCATACTGAAACAAGACAAAAGTATGCAGAAACTTTAGATGTTAAGCCGGCAGGATATTATATTTGTACTGAAAATAATATTACAGACGGAACATTAAATTCTGATTTTGAGCAAGAACAGGCACAAAAAGAAAAGCAAGCTCGTATTAAAGAGATTAAAGCTGAACTTGATGAGCTTGATTTAAAATCAGTACGACCTTTAAGGGCGGGAGAAACAGAACGACTTGCAACACTTGAAGCTCAGGCGGTTGCATTAAGGCAAGAATTACAGGAACTTATAAATTAATGAAAGGAGAATTTTATGAATTTAAAAGATGTATTTACCAGTATTAAGTATTGTGCAATAAGCACAATTCAAAAACTTGTAGAAAGAGAATGTACGAATGAAGAAAAGAAAAAACTTTTGGATGCGGCAGTTAAGGAACGTCTTGAGTATCTGCTTAACCAATGCAATACAGGTTTTATCATAAAATTGTTGATTAGTAAATTTGTATTGCCGTACATCCCGGAGATAACACAATTTATTTATGATCTTATTAAAACAAAAGTTATAGGGGTAACAAAAGAAAATGGATAAATTTATAGAATTTGCGCCGGTTATTGTTGTTATACTTGTGTTTTTAATTCAGCAAAAAATAGTGGTAACTCCTGAACAATTAGAGCGCAAACATCGTGAAATTGATAAAGAAATTGACGAAAAGTTTGAACGTTTTGAAGAAGCTGCAACTGCAAAATACGTTGAACTTAATGCGTATAAAGAGTTTCAGAATCATATATATTCGGAGCTCGGCAAAGTCAATGCCGGCATTGACGATCTAAAAGAATTTTTGATGAAGAAATAGGGAAATTATCATGGAGATTTCGCAAAAAGGTATAGATTTAATAAAACGTTTTGAGGGATGCCGGCTGAGTGCTTACAAATGTCCTGCAGGTATTTTAACGATAGGTTATGGTCATACAGGTTCTGATGTTCATCCGGGAATGACAATAACTCAAAATGAGGCTGACATGCTGCTCAAAATGGATTTGGTTATTCATTGTAATAATGTAAATAATCTTGTAAAAGTTCCGTTAACGCAAAACCAGTTTGATGCGTTGGTTTCGTTTGATTTTAATGTCGGGTACGGAGCATTAAAGACATCAACACTTTTGCGGCTTTTGAACAATAAAGATTATAAGGGGGCATCAGAACAGTTTGGGCGCTGGGTTTGGGGCGGCGGTCGGATATTACCGGGACTTGTAAACCGCCGCAAAGCAGAAAAAGAACTGTTTATTAGTTAGTTAACAGACGTTGCTGTCATGGTATGACGATGATTCCCGTTGCTCAATTTTTGGGCAACGGGTTTTGTTGTGAAAAATTTGTGGTGTAATTTTGGTGTAATTAGGAGTTAAAAACTATAAAAAACTTAATGGTATATAAACGACAATAAATTAATAAAAGTGGTATTATATTTGCATTTACGAGTTATTATGTATCATTAAATAACGTTTTTGTTTTTCGCTTGGGACGAGGGGGTCGCATGTTCGAATCATGTCATCCCGACCATTTATAAATAAAGGCTTTCAGATATTTTCTGAAATCCTTTATTTTATTAAGTTTTTAATTTTGGTGTAATTTTGGTGTAATTGGTTTTTGTATTACTGTATGACGGTTAATGTCTATAATATACTATATTAGTATTCTGATAATACTCTTACAGCATCAAGTATGTTTTTTCTTGGGTTATGAATATATTGTTGAGTTGTTCTTGAATCAGCATGGTCTAAATATTCTTGTATGGTTGATAAATCTACACCTTTTTCATTTAATCTTGATGCTGTTGTATGCCTAAGTTCATGAAATGTAATATGAGGTATTCCGGCTCTTTTTACTGCTCTTGAAAAGCTTGTTTTAAAATCTTTGTATGGGGCTTTTGTTACCGGGTTTGTGAATACATATTCACTTATTTTTGGAAGTTTTTCTAATTCTTTTTTCATTCTCGGTGTTATTAATATTTTGCGGGCTCTTCCGTTTTTTGTATTTAGTGCAATTAGATAGTCATGTTTTAAGAATACATCTTGCCATTTTAAATTTTTTAATTCTCCGCTCCTCATTCCTGAATCTATTGCAATAATTATTATTGCTTGAAGTATAGGACTTGCCGCCGGTAATAATAATTCTTCTTCTTCTTTTTCTAAAAATCGCTTACGGGGGTTCTCTATTCTTAAATCTTTTAAATCATCACATGGATTAAAACGAATCTTTTTATTACTTTTGGCAAGTGAAAAAATACGCCGAATGTTATCAGTTTCACGATTTATACTTGATGCTTTTATTATACCGACTCTGCTTGAACGATATTTTTCTAAATCATTTAATACAACCTGTTCGGCAGGTTTATTACCTGTAATTTTCAAAAATCTTTCTGCGATTAATATTGCTTCTTTGGGGCGTGTATAATTATTCAACGCGTATTGTTTATAATCATGTACTATTTCTGAAAGTGAACAAGAATAATTATCTGATGTAATATCATAACCGGATTTTCTTAATTCTGATTTTGCAATTGTTTCAAAACCAACAACATCATCAAAAGAAGCATCTTTAAATCTACGGTGGTATCTTACACCTTTAAACATAAAATTATATTGATAATAGCCTGTCTTTTTATCCCTAGATACGCTCATGTATCTTTATATACTTGAAAATGATTTAATTTTCAAGATGAAAAAATGAATTCTAATAATTTTGCTTTGTTAAATAAGTAATATCTTCCATGCTTGCCGCAAACGTCCGAAGGATAAAACCCCGATTTTGCTTTGCGTTCAACTGTTCGTTTGTCTGACTTTAAAAGCTCTGCGACTTCTCTTGCGTTTAAAATTTCAATTTCCATTTTATATTTCCTTTCTGTTATGCTAACAATCTGCTTAAATGTGACAGTTCCCTGTCACGTTCTAATAATTTTAAAAATAAAGGCTGACAATATGAGCACGCATATAATTCGCGCAAATAACCTTCTTTAATCTTATTCTTATTGAATCCGATTATACTTTCACTGCGTGAGCGGTTTGTATAAATTTCCTGATTGTACAAATTAATTATTTCTTCTGACGGGTAATACTGCTGATGAATTAGTATCTGCTCTATATCATAAACACTTGATTCAATACCGTGAAAATATTTTAAACCTTCCATAATGGTTTCAGTTATATGCTTTGATATTTCTTTGCGTTCTGAATTATCCTTTATAAATACCGGAGCGCAATCTTTATAATATTCAACGCTATCTTCGCAGCTGCCAAGAACAAATTCAACCATCAGACAAAAGTGAATAACCTTCCGGTTTAAAAACATTTTTGTTTTTATCCCTTCAATTATTTTGGATGAAGTTTGCATATATAAACCTTGTGTTTTGATTCCCAGCGTATTATCTATAATAGCCTGAATTGTACCCGAATATCCTATATCTGCAATAATATCATCATCTTTAATTATAAACTGCTTCAGGTATTTTATTGCTTCTTCATCGTCACGATTTAAAAAATACTCCTGTTCTTCTTTGCTTAGTATTAAAGATAGTTTGCGTTTTAATTGCTCGTTACCGCTTTTTAAACCTAAGCCGGATAAACTTCTTCTGCTTGCATGGAGATAGTACACTTCTTTTGCTTCAAATATTTCTTTAGCAATAATATACGGCATATACATATCACGGGATAAAAAGAATATCTTTTGACCTTCTTTGCGGCTATCAAGCACCCATTTTGTAAATTCATATATTAAAGGAACATGATACAGTGCGAGTTTTTCCAGCGGTTCAAAATCATTTTCAACTATTGCAAGGTATTTTTTTAAAAAAGGATTTTTTACCGAAGGTAAATTCAGTTTCTTTTTATGCAGTGCCGGTTCAAATACCGGTGTTGTTATACCTGCAATTTTTCCGCCCTCAATATCCGCAACATAATTATCGCCATAGTGAACAACAATTTTACATCCGGTTATTTGCTGAACTTTTTTAAATAATTCTCCGCCGGACTTGTATGCTTTTTGCTCGCATGATACATATACGCGCGGATTTTTATAACCGCATTTTTCAAGCATTTTGCATAAAAATTCCGAACTAAGATACATATCCGATATGAAAACTGTATCATCAGGATCATAGACTGACAGCATTTCAGAATTGCAATAACAGTTCTCAAGTTCTGCATCCAATTCAAGCTGCATATCAAATTCAGGGATAAACCAATAAATATCATCTATTGTGTAAAATTCGTTCTTTTGCCTTGCAAGTCGTTCCGCTTCAATGCGTTTATTATAAAAATCATTACCGACTTTTTGCTCAATAATTTTGAAAATATCTGTCGGCTCATAAACTTTGCGCAAGATTGCGGTATCAAATATATCAATTGATATTAAATCTTTTGGAGATTCTGAATCAAGTTCAGAATGACAATTTTTATTGATCATAGTCTTGCCCTTCCTTTATTATATGCTCAGGGAGCAAATACTCTTTGTCTGAAGGTATAGTTACATTTATTCCCCTGCCCTTTGCAAAAAATATCCATTGGCGGACATTTTCAAGCTCCCGTTGTCTGCGTTCGTGGTCTATTGTAAATCTCATTCCGTAAAGTGCAATATCTGTTGCACCCTGTAAAATTGCGTAAGCTATTAAATAGCTAGTAATCGTAACAAAATAATTTCCGCCGGCAAGTTGTTTACATTCTTCAAACGGAAAATTATCACGCAATATGTCGGCATCTTTTTTTGCCGGCTCAATATGAATATCAAACCATTTGTCAACTCGCGGAATAAGTTCCTCATCATTGTGTTTATTCATTGACCATATTTCCCATTCGGGATTGTCAAACGGTGCATCATATTTTGTTTCAAGTTTTCCTAAAATTGCTATTTTTCTTGATTTTGATTTTATATAATCCTGTCTGAATTTGGCAAATTTTATATCATTTAATAATTCTGACGTGGGGTTTGAAATTATTCCTGTTTCTGTCATTCTAATATCTCCTTATTTTCGTATATGTTGCCGATTACTTCATAGCAATTGTGCATATTCCTTAATTCTCTTTTTGCACCATTCATAAAACCGTTTAACCAAAAGCCGTCTTTATACCATTCACATACAACTTTATGAGGTAATTGTGGTTGTTGTAATATATCCCCCTCATAAATAAGAGTGCCGTTCTTGTCTTTTAAGCCTGTGCAAAATTGTCCTTGTTCGTAAACTGTCCAATCTGTAAACAAATTAAAATTAACTGCTCCAATTTTGAGATATTCAAATTCTTTTGTATTTTTATTGAAATATCTTATGTTAAATCTATCATTCATTATTCTTCATCTCCTATGATGTTAAGTACAATTATTATTCCGATGTAAATTCCGGCGATTAAGCCGATTATTAAACTACAAAGCATTTTTGTCCTCGCTTTCTATAATTTGATATATCCTCTGTATGACAGGGTTGACCATTCCGACAGGTGTAACGCCGTATTGATGATATAGCAGTGCATTATTCAGACATTCTTCTTTGATTTTTTCTATCACATCACCGGAATACCAAATCTGCTCATTGCCGTAAATGTCTTGTTTAATCCATTTCATTTTGTCTGTCCTTTATTGTTTCGCCGGTCGGAGTTAATTCGGAAAATTCGTCTAAGGTAATATATTCATTTTCCCGTGTAATCTTATGCTTTTGCTTTTTGTGGATTTTGTAGATGTCGAAATGAAAATTATGCTGCCAGCCGCTTGCATGATATAATTCGTATTCCCTGTTTTCTTTTTGGTCAAAAAATATTGTGTCTTTCCATTTTTTAGTAAAATCTCTTGCAGTATTTTCCATAACCTGCTGCATCCGGTCCGCATGTTCCTGGAGTTCCTGCAGGTTCTTTAAGTCTTTTTTAAATTCTTCAATGTTTATCATGTTATGCTCCTTTAATTTTTTTTACTCCCTACCGGCAGGGGCAGATGTTCCTGCCGGATTTTTGTAATCGGATAAGTAGAAATGTGGATCTGCCGTACATCATCAGGGAGCAAATAATTCTACCGGAAAAAATATTCTGGATTTATCGCCTGTTTCCGAAATTGTGTATTCTAAAGTTTTATCGTAAAGCGCAAAATTATTTGACTGGTTGCCGCAGTTCAGACATTGATACGGATTGAATGATATTTCGCCGCACAATGAACATACATACATTCCTGTCGGAAATTTATTGTTAAATGCACGATATGATTTAAAACTCATTTCCATATTAAAGTCCTTTATATTCTTTGCAGATTATGAAGCCGAACGCTATAAAACCTGCGATAAATCCTATTAAAAATGTTGTCATTTCTGTTATTTCCCGTACTTGTAACTTTCAAAATCTACTATGGGGCAGGATTTTAAAAGTGCTTTGTAAAATTCTCCCGCATCCTGTTTGTCCTTACAAATAAAATCTATGACCGGTGTTTTGCGTTTTATCCGCACATGATAGTTGCCTTTTGTGTCTATCATTGCGTTTATGCCGATTATTTCTTCTGCCGGCAGTGTCATTTTCCTGTGAATTTCAAGCCAGTCTTTAGGCATATTTGTTTAAATCCTTAATATCAACATCAAGCCGTTGGTCTACAAACCGCTGAAAATGTTTGAGGTTTACCAAAATGTCTTTTTCAAGTTCCGGTGTCAGATTGTCTTTAAAGCTGCCGTAACGGTTTTTGCTTGAATTTAATCTGTTAATTAAAATGTCTAATCTCATTGGTTGTCCTTTCTTAGTGAGTAGTGAGTTGTGAGCAGTGAATAGTTCTTTACAATTTTGATATGGTCTGTTCACTATTCACTATTCACGATTCACTTTAATATGTTGTCGCACGTTTCTGTAATTTCCTGACGGTAGTCAATTCCGCTTGAAGCAAGTTTTTTGATTTTTTCTACCGCCTGCTTTATGGATTTTATGTCTTTTTGTAGGCTGAGATTTTGCCTTGTTACCCTGTTACATTGACGGGTTGTTTCGCTCAGCCGTCTGCGTAGGATGTTGAAATTCTTTTCGTTTTCATCATCAACTGATTTCGCTATTTTCATCACTGCCCGTTGATTCAGCATCATTTACCTCGCTTTCTGTATCTTTTTCTTCCGGAACTCCGAACATGCGCACCAGCTCAATTACACTTGATTTAACTCTGCATTGTTCGATTAAATACTCAGGGATTAAATCACAACCGCCGCAGCGGCATCTTCTTATGAAGCAGCCGTATGAAAGTCTTGTCCAGCGCCTTATACCGTGTATTTGTGCTTTTGCATAGTGTTTTCCCATTGTTTCCGTGTTTTCCTTAATTTTGTTATAAGTTTAGAGTGTGACATTCCGACTTTGCTTATATATTTTTTAGGTTCTTTTTCATATAGTGCTGCCACGTTCTGCATGTATTCTTCCGTCAGATTTACTATTTCCTGTAAATCGCTCTCCACATATCCCATAAGTCTGTTTCCTTTTATTAGTGTTTATTCTTCTGTTTCATTAGCTAAGTTAAATCTTTCATCGTTATTGGTTAATGTTTGCAGCTCTTTGAGTGTATCAAGCGCATCTTTTTGCGCAACACCGTAATAAATATTGCCGATGTATTTCGCATTTTCTAAAAGTTCCCTGTTTTTCGGGTAGTTTAACAATAATTCTTCGTCAATAGTATTGCCGATAACAGCAAATTTACCTTCGCCTTTTGCTTGTGTTACAACATAGAAATTAACAATATCCGAATTTGGTTCTTTAAATTTGTATATGTCGCCTGTTTCAATCGGCTCGCCGTCAGGTAGTGTAAAACCTGTATCAATAGCCGAATATACTTCTTTTTCCGATTGTTCAAAAAGTGAAGGTTGGTAATTGTCTATTTTTTCTGATAATTCTTCCAGTTCTTCCTGTTTCCTGTTTAAAAGCTCAGATTGTTTCTGAATAAAATTTCTTGTTCCGTTTACGGAATCAACTTCTTTGATGCAGGATTTTACATTTGACCAATGTTCGCCCTCTACATTTTGGATCATTTGTTGTTTTAAATCGTCAATAATAATATCAAAAGTTGTTTCGGAACTTGCATCAATAATTTTTTGAAGTCGTTCAATCTCGCCTTCAAGTGTTTTCTTTTGTTCCAAAAGCTCATTTTTTGTTTTTGTCATTGTTTGCTCCTTTCGTTTATACTCGGTTCTTCTTATCTACTAATAGTGAATAGCAAAGGAATACTCCGTTTTTTATTTGTCCTGTGATTAATACTTCATCATTTACCTGTACGTCCGGTTTTTTGCCCCTGCCCCAGTAAACGCACATTCTCGGCTTGCCGGTTGAGGTTTCACATTCAAAACATACTTTGAATTTTTCGTCATTAAATTCCTGCACCGGTTCGGTTGATATTACTTTGCGTGATGTGGTGAAATATTTTGCCATGTCGGTTTCCCTTTGATTAAAGAAAATGGGCGGCTTTTGGTAGTTATATGTTTATGGTATTTTTCAGAAATATGTTTAAGGCTTTTGCCGCCCGTGAATGATCACTTAGAAAGCTTAGGAAAATGGGCGGAAAGAATAATAACCGGAATGTTTCCGCCCGGGATAGCTAAATTTTTCTGCTCATGATTTCTTGAATCTTCCTTTCTTTTACTTCGTCAGCTGTGATGTCAAACATCTTTAACAGCGGTTTTGCATCGTTGTTGATAATAAATTTATTATTTATGTGGAAATAGCGCGAATATTCAACCAGAGTATCAAGCGCCTGTTTGCGTGTTTTAACCGATTCAATATCAATTTCAGGAGCCTGTTCTTTTTCTTTTGCCTGCTGATGCGCAAGTTTTTCCGCTTTGATTTCTTTGGCTGTTTTCTTGTGTCTGAGTTTGCCAAATTCACCATGCAAAACTTTGGCAAGGTTGGTTTTACTAAGCAGCCAGTTTGATCTCGGGTTGAATTTCATATCCTTTGAAACTTCAATAAAGTTAAGAGTATAAAGGATATCAGGCAATATCTCTTTGAAGTTCTCAATTTCGTTTGAATACCTGATAAGGTTTTCAATTTCTTCGTCAGACAAAACCGGTGTGATGCCAAACTCTGCTTTATAAACTTTGTTGTAAAAACTCATTGTCCAGCGAACCTGTGCTGCACGTTGTTTTGTTTCTGATTTTTGCTTTTGTTTTGAGAGGTTTGCAATTACCCTGTCAGAAATAAATTCGTCATTTTCTTTGCGGAATAAATCATACTCGGTTAAAATCTTTTCAACATAAGCAGGTTCAATTCTTAAATCATCGGCAATCAATTCTATATCTTTTGTGTGAAAAGAATTGCGGTGCATAAATTCAATAATTGACCAGTATATTGAATAACAACTGATTGATGCTAATGCTTTGAGTTCCGCTAAATCAATATCGTTTGCTATTTTACGGAAATCAAAAAACATTTCTTTGATTTTGTCATCCCCTCTTGCATCCTGATCATGTGAAAAATAAACTCTTGTTATTTCTGATTTGCACATTGCTATATTCCCAAAATTCTTGCGTACTCTCTGTTCAGGTTTTTGCATAAAACCATTCTTGCCATAAATTTTTCTGTTGATGCTTTGGCTTTTTCAAGCGCCTCGTTCTTGTAATAAAAATCCGGTATGTCTGTTTTGTTTTCCGGTATGTCCTGTTTGTAAAGACTGTAAAACCAGTTGAAAGTGTGTTTGTAAACAAACGCATAACGGCGGTTGTATTTTTCTTTCTGGTGGTTATGGTAGCCGGTGATGAGATTTTTAATTAAGCCCATAATTTAACCTTTCTGTCAGGCATTGCCTGACCTACACTTCTTATTTATGATTCCTGCTGCTCATACTCTTTTTTGTTTCTCATTCTGATTGCGCCGACAATGTAGTCCGAACGCGATACATCTTTTGATTTTGCCAGTTGTTCGGTTTCCGTCAGTAAATCAAACGGTACACTTACACTGACCGGAATTTTGTTTGTTGGTAAGTTTTGCATTTCTCCGCCTTTCTTATTTTTTTTTCGCAATAAAACTACACGAAATAGAACGGCAAATTTTGTCGTTTTCGTGTTTTTGTGCTATTAGTTAAATAATTAAATAATTAAATTAGTTAACAAATTTTATTATACACAGATTGGAAAATTAATCAACACAGTTTGTGAATATTTACAAAACTTCATACAAAAGGTGTAGGAAAATGATAGGTAAAAGGCTCCAAAACGTACGCAAGAAGCTGCAATTATCGCAAGAAGATATATCAACACAAATTGGGATATCATATAGGGCGTATTCAAGTTATGAAAGAGAAGATAGAAAGCCATCAATAGATTTTCTTGAATTGCTTGTAACAAAATTTAATATAAACTTAAATTTTTTAATTGCCGGAGTCGGTGAAATGTTTATAAAAAAAGAACCTGCCGGATTCAGAGAAGAAATCAAGCAGGCTTTCCGTGATATGATCGCATCGGGTGAATTATCTAAAGATGATTTTAAGTAGTTCGCCAAAAAGATAATCCGCTTCCGGTTCTGAATATCTGTACCGGAGTGCGATATAAATTTTTAATAATGTATGTTTCATCTTTATTCTCCTTTCAGAGTGTATAAAGATGGTGAAAATAAAAGGGGGTATTATGGATATAATTACAGGTTTTTTGGTTAGTATAATTTTAGGAATAGCAGCACTTATTCCTGCAGGTGTTGTCAGATTACTGTATAAAAAGAGTTTTAACAAACCGACAGCTTTTATTTTGATTATGATTTTAATTATTACAGGTTTGCTGCTTGTTTATAGTCTGGCTTATGTTATGGGTATCTCTATTGAATCATTTAGTTTTATAACCTTAATAATTGCATGCACCGGAACTTATAATTTAATTTATTTTCCCAGAGGGATTACCGGTGTTGATATTGGAGATGCAGAAGATTTAAAACAGGCGAAGAAAGATATGCAAAGTAAAATTGCAAACAGTAAAGCAGCAAATTATTTTGTAAATGGGTTGTTTAGTAAAGAATATTTTGATGCAAATAATTCAATTGATAATTTCAATGGTACAGATGAAGAAAACGGATAATAAAAGTAGGAATGTAGCATGAAATATTTTACAATTGTTGTCGGAATTTTACTTTTAATTACAGGGATTGCCGATTTGAGTGTCGGCATTTGGTATTATCAAATATTGCGGTGGATTGTGTGTATTTGTTCAGGTATATTAGCTTATCAGTTCTATGCAGAACAATCAAAATTATTTATCCTTTACCTGTGTATAGTAATATTATTTAATCCGGTCGCTCAAATTTATTTGGGAAAAGAGTTATGGAAAATAGCAGATATAATAACAGCATTGACTTTTATTCCGGCTGTTTTCTGGAAAAATAAAAAGTAATTATGCACGTGCATATTTTTTGCATATGCAAAAGTTATGCACAAAAATTTTTTTGCATATGCACGTGCATATGCAAAAATTAATGTGTGCAATGCTAGAAAAGAAAAGAAAAGAAAAGAAAATTAATAAAGATACTATATAGTATCTTTATTTTTTATAAAGTGAAAAATTTTTTGAATAAAAATTTTTATTTTAATTCTGAGTATGATGCAAACGCTGATAAATAAACAATAAAAGCGGATTGTCATGCTGCTTTTCTCCGGACAATGACGTTTTGAAATGATTTGTTAAAAACTATCTAATACAAAAAGATGATTTGTTAAAAAATGTAAAGTTGAATTTTTTCTATATAACATCTGAATTTGAACCGATTTTATAAATTATTTAATTATTTATTTAATAATGACATTTTAAAAAAAATAGTTTAAACTTCCAAATGTTAATTGAAATATTAGATTCTGAATCAAGTTCAGAATGACAAATATATTTCAGTTGCTCCTGCGAGGACACTGGGACTTAGTGGTCATGCGAAAGCAATGGAAATCGTGGGGAAGAAAGAGAGAGTTACTATGCCCGTACATAAGATTTTGAAATGCTGCAATAGCAAAATTGATGTCGGTGAAGTATGGTTTTTGAAAGATTTTAAAGGTTATACCGGAAGGAAGTTATTTGTAGGGAAATGTAGTATATGCGGTGATGATGCTGCTCTGCAGATTATGACCAACACCGAAACAGGTATAACATATCACAATTTTTATAACGGCATTGAAGCAGTTAAAACAATCTATCGCGAAAAGAAAAGGAAAATTAAAGTATTTGAAAATATTAAATCCGATACATTATATGGATGGATTTACGGTATAAATACCGAAATTAAAAACAAAAAAGGGGAAGTTACAAAAATAAAAAGATTCCGTTCTGACTTCTCCGGAAACAAAAAATGTATTGAAACCGAATATTTGAAATAAGCTCTCTTTCTTAATGTATAAAACTAAAGGGCGGTTGTGCCTCCAAGCAACCGCCTTTTAGTACCCTCATTTTGTTACCTCGCCGCTGTTGTGAAATTTCAAAAATGCCGCCAGAGAGGGAAAGGAAATTTATGAACTTACCGAAACTTACTCCAAAACAACAACAATTTGTTCTGCGTTATTGTATAAATGGTAACAATGGTGCGGATGCGTATCGTTATGCTTATGATTGCGAAGGAAGTAAAGAGGAAACAATCAATTCAGAAGTAAACAGATTGTTAAAAAACCCCAAGATTACCCAATGGATTGATGAAGCGCTTAAAAATGTTGCTCAGGTTTTTGAAGATGAAATAAAGTATTCTGCAAAGGATTGTTTTGAAGAATTGTCAGAAGTTCAAAAAAGGGCAAAAAAAGACAAGGGAAATTATACACAGGAAATTAAAGCGATTGAATTAAAAGGAAAATTAGCAGGTCATTTTGTTGACAAACATCAAGTCACAGGTGGTTCATTAGCTGAATTGTTGGATAAACTTAAATGAACCCTCTCTCGCAATTCTTACGGCTCAATTCTTTCGCCTTGAATTGCACTCTCTCCCAACGGAGAGTGAATTATGAAAGTTTTTATGGAAAATAATATTGATATATCAAAACTTCAAAGACTGAAAGACGATTTACCATATTTCGCAAGCAATTTTCTTTATATCAAAAGTAAAACAAAAGGGAAAATTCTGCTTGTTGCAAATCCTATTCAGCTTGATTTTCATAAAAGAATTTTAAAAAGAAAAAGAGAGTGTAAACCTTGCAAATTTGTAATCGTTAAAGCAAGACAGTTAGGATTATCAACATGGATTGAAGCAAGATTGTTTCAAAGAGTTTTGTTTGAAAGAAGTAAAAATGCTTATATTTTAGGAGATAAATACGACACGGCAAGTTCAATATTTGATATGGCAAAAAGATATTATGATGAATTGCCTGAATGTCTAAAAATCTCGCTAAAGTCTAACGCGACAAAAAAAATTGAATTTGAAACGGACTCGCTTTTAAGAGTCGGAACTGCCGGAGCTGATGTAATCGGCAGAGGTACAACAAATAATTTCTTTCACGGTTCAGAGGTAGGTTTTTGGAAAAACGCATCTGAAATTGTTTCAGGTATATTACAGACAATTCCTGAAGATGCAGATTCAGAAATTTATCTTGAAAGCACAACAAACGGTACAACCGGTGACGGACTTTATTTCTATGAAATGGCAAATATAGGACTTGACGAGGAGTCAGAATTTCAGACAGTATTCTATCCGTGGTTTGCTAATCCTGAATATACAAAATCTGTTCCGGAGAATTTTCAGTTTAAACCTGATGACTATGAAAAGTTTCTTATAGAAACATACAATCTGAATGCCGGTCAACTGTTATGGCGAAGAAACAAACTGCAAAATGAGTTTAAAAACCGTGAGCATCTTTTCCGCCAAGAATACCCGTCAAGTTTATCTGAAGCATTTTTGAAAAATGATAATGCTCTTATTCCGCATGAATACATTGAAGCGGCAAGAAAAAACAAAGGTATTTCAGGCGAGGGTATGCCGGTTATTATCGGAATAGATCCTGCAAGAAGTTCAGACAGAACAATCATAACAATAAGACAGGGCAGAGTTCTTCAGAAGTTCTACCGATTTGCCAAAATGGATAATATCAGACTTGCAGGAATTGTGATGAGATTAGTTCAGGCGATAAATCCGGCAAGAGTGTTTATTGATTACGGTCACGGAACAGGAGTATATGACATATTGGTTGCTCAGGGACTTGCAAGCATGGTTGAACTTGTACAATTCGGACAAGCTGCTTATGACAACAGAAAATATGCTAACCGCAGAGCTGAAATGTTTGACAATGTGCGTACATGGTTTATGCAGGAAGGCGGAGTGTATATAAAAGACCAAGAGTATATTGACGAATTTGTCAGAGATATTTCAATTATTCCTGATTTAAAAGTATCTGATTCCAATGGCAGATATTCACTTGAAAAGAAAGAAAATATTGTAAAAGGAACTGAAATCCATTCAACAGACTTTGCTGATTCACTCGCTCTTACTTTCGCAAGTCCTGTTGCATACGCTCCGAAAGAATTTGGTTTTAATGCAAACAAAATTGAAACAATAAACAAAAGCTGGCAGCAGAGATTATGAAGGCAATAGTTTTAACAAATGCACCTGTTAATGATACTCAGGCAGAATTATTAAAAAACACAAATATTAAAAAGTTTGCCATAAACGGTCATGCACAAGTGCTTAATCCGGATTACAGAGTTTGTTCTGATTACGGAATTATAGAATATTTGCTCAGGTTCTTTCCTCAGAAAATTGTAACAACTCGCGAATGGGTGCCGGATGACCGGCTTATTTATGCCGGACATATATCCTTTAAAGGTTCAACAATGGTTGCGTGTATAGAATATCTTATTTCTGAGAAGTATAAAGATATTCTTATTGTCGGGGATAACACAATTCATGATGAAAATTTTAAGCAAAGAATAAACAAAGAAATAGATTTACTTGTTGCGAATAACGAAGTGAATATATTTCAATACACAAACGGTAACTACAATCTGCCTGTTAAAACGGTAGAGCAATTTATAGAAAGGAAATAATTATGTGCTTTTCATCCAAACCAAAAATCAACTATACAACAGAACAAGCAAATACTGAAAAAAAAGAAACAGCAAAGGCAAAATCAAGACTGTTTGCAACTGAGGGAAACAATAACGGACAGGAGCTTGCAGCAGGACAGGGGAAAAATGTCAGAAGGATATTCGGTTAATGCTCAGCGCAGTTGATGTTAATGAAGAATATCTTGACAATGTTCTTGATAATCTAAGAGATGAAGATAAATTTGAAATGCGCTGCGAATTTGGTCCCGATTATAAACAAACCATTAAAGAATTTTGTCTTAGTTCCGGACATTTCAAAATTATTATTGATGAAAAATTTACCCCGATAGGTTTATTCGGATGCGAAGAAACCACTCCCGAAACAGCTGAAGTATGTCTGCTTGTAACAAATGAATTTAAAAAACACTTCAAAGATTTTTTGTGTCAGGCAAAACAATACATCAGTCTTTGGAAGAAACAGTATAAAATACTGCATAATCTCGTTTATAAACATAACAAACAGGCATTGAAATGGTTAAAAATATTAGGTTTTAAAGTCACAGATTATGACGATATGAGGATGCACTTTTTTATTGAGGAATAAAATGAATACAATTGATTTATCCGAAAAAGAAGAACAGCTTGTTTTAAAGTTGTTTACTGAATTGAAAACGGAAAGAAGTAAATATACAACACGTTGGAAAGATGTTCAAAATTATGTTGCAATTTCTAATGAAATCAATACTGAATTTGAACAATCCAAAAGCGAAAACGAGCAAAAAGATATATTTATAAACGATGCAACTGCTTTTACTTCGGTTTATCAGGCAGGGGATTATCTTGCGGGGATTTTGTGGAACACTAATGCTGTTACAATTGAGCCGTCAAAATATATTAAAGACCAAATTGATAACGCAGAAATTTCAAACTTCTACAAAAAAGCTACAAAGGTTTTTCTTGAACAAATGAATTCAACTGATGCAGGATTTTTATCAGTTCTGAAATCATATTGTTATGAACAGTTCAGTTACGGCACTTCCGGTATCGGAACTTTTAAATCAAAAGAATTTGAAAAAGGTCAGTCTGAATGTTGTCTGTCTTTTAAATCTTTTGGTGTTTGGAACTCATGTATTGATGAGGGCTCAAATAATAAAATTGATATTGTCTATACAATATACAATTGGAGAGTAAATCAGATTGTTGAGGAATTTTGCTATGATGAAGGTAAATTCTCGCAAGAATTTTTTGACGAATTACCTGACGATATTAAACAAGCTGCTGAGAATAAAGAATTTAATAAAAAATTCAAATTAGTATTTGCCGTTATGCCGAATGACTCATATCTAATCGGTAAAAGCGGAAAAGTCGGAGCAAAATTTAAGGGATATTGGTTCAGCGATACTTCAGAAAAAAAGATTTTCAGAGTAGTTTATTTTAAAAATATGCCGATTGCAATGTGTCGTGCAATTCGTGTAAATAATCAGATTTATGGTGAAAGCTCGGGAACACTCGCAATTTCATCAATCAAAATGATAAACTATATCAAAGGTAATACCGTTGATAACATTGAGAAAACAACTGACCCTGCGCTTGGAATAATTTCAGGTGCTCTGGTCGCAGGTAATGTATTCAACCGCTCTGCCGGTGCAATAAATACATTTAATCCACAAGCGATTGCAAACGGTCAAACTCCTATATTTCCGATTGCTCAGGCAGGTGATATTTCAGCAGTTGTAAACTTCCTTATTCCTGAACTTAAAAAAGATATAGTTAATATTTTCAAAATTGACCAGCTGCTTGATTTTAACAACCAAACTCAGATGACCGCAACTGAATCGTCAATGAGAATGTCTATAAGAGGGAAATCACTTAACGGACTCTTATCTCAGCAGAAATCGGAAATGGTTGAACCAACTTGCCACAGGGCAATATCTGTCATTACAGACTGCGGACTTTTTGGCAGGAAGTATTCTGAGGTTATTGAGATGCCTGAAACAACAGAAGAAGAACTTGCACTGAAGCAAAAAATACTAGATGAAAATGATTTTATCCCTGAAGTTGTTGAAAAAGCTATGAATGACGGCAAACAGTGGTACACTGTTAAATTTAACGGTGAACTTGAAAAACTTGCCAATGCAGAATTATATGAAGCTTTCGGAAAATTCTTGCAATATTTAAGTGCTGCACTTCAGATTAAACCGGAAATAATTCATGCAATAAATTCTTATGAGTTATTAGACTTCCTTAAATCTATTTCAAATCTCGTAAACGATAACCTGATAAAAAACAAATATGATTATGAAGAAATTATAAATACAATTCAGGAACAAAATCAACAACAGGCACAGCAACAAGAAATGCTTGCACAATCTCAGGCATTGAAAAATTTAGCCGGTGCGCAAAAGGATGATATGCAAGCTCAAATGATAGGCGGTAATTATGCACAACAACAGCAACAGTAAAATTGATGAAGTATTTAAAAGACAACAAGAAAAAGAGAAAGCTGAAAAAGAACTGACGGAAAATTTAAAGACAGCTTGCAAGGAAGTATTTTCAGATGTAAACGGAAAATTCTTTCTTAAATTTTTAAAAGATATTTGCTTTTGGGCAGAACAGGATCCAAATATAAATAATGAAATTCTTATTTACAAAAAGGGCAGACGGGATATTTGGGCGATTATTCGCAATATAATACCGCCTGATATACTTGCCCAAATTGAAATATATGATGATAGAAAGGAGTAAAACATAAACATGGCAGACAATGATTTTGATGACAATCCTCAAGGAAATGGAGAAGGTTCATCAGCGGATGAGTTTTCTATTCCTGAAGAATATGCGGACAAAGGATGGACTAAATTCTTTGACGGGCATACAGGAGAGGATTTAAAAGCAGAGTTGTTTAAATCTTATGACAACTCACAAACCTTAATCGGTAAAAGGGTGGAAGATTACATTAAATCTGTTGACCTCAAAAGTCTTGATAACTATGACGAGGTCAAAGAAGCCCTTACAAAACAAATTGCACCCGAATATGATGTGCCTGAAAATGTTGAAGGGTATTCATTGAACGACATCTTAAAAAGCGAGGATGGAACACTTGAATATGAATATCCGAAGGAAACATTAGATTATTTCGGTAATGCGTTCAAAGACCTGAAACTTACTCAGGAACAGGGGCAAGGATTATTGAAAGCATTTAATGAATTTGAACTTGCTGAATTTAAAAAACATACCGATTCAGCAGAGTTGGAAAATTCATTAAAGACAATGTTCAATGAAACAGGAGAAAAATCTCCAAAAAGAAAAACTGTTGAAGGTTTATTGAAAGAATTTCTTCCTGAAGCAGATCAGCAATTCTTACAAACATCCGCAACAAATAACACTATTGAAATGTTTTATAAAGTTGCAAAAGGATTGGTTGACAAATACGGATATAAAGAAGGTACACAAAATTCAGGCAATACATCTAACTTCAGAAAATCAAAAGAGGATATTGATGCTGAATATGACAGATTATCCAAAAAACTTGCAGAGCTTGATAACCGCCCTCAGCAAGTCGGCGAAAGAGATGCAATCATAAACCAAATGAAAAAATTATTTGAATAAACAAATGAAAGGATTTTATTATGGCAGTATACAATTATTCAGTTGAAGGTATTTATGAAACCGATAAAGGTTCAGGAATAGATTTAACTCCGTTTAAGTTTGATATTAAACTTTCACGGTTTGAAGGTTTTGAAAAAGGCGCAGGTTCTCATATCCTGCGCAGGTTCTTACCTATTTTAATACGCGGTTTAAAAAACAAGCCGTTCTTTTCAAAAATTCGCAGTTGGGTTATCACCAATATTGTAAAGGTCAGCGATGATTTTCCGCTTGAAGGTAAAGAAATCGCTGAGATGAACGAACAAGAACTGCAAGAACTCGCATGTCTTTATGACTTGTTTGAAGTTCCTCTGCCGTCAACAGTTTCACTTCCGGAACTTATTGAAGCTACACAAAAAGCTTACTTGAAAAAGGTTATTAAGATTCCGATGGAAACACCTGAAGAACAAATGAAATGTCAATTCTTTGTACCTCAGTCTGACGGTTCGTTAAAATTTGACCTTAAAGGTGCTTGTCTTAAAGTTGAAATCTTTGACAAAACTCAAAAAAGAGTTGAAGCTGAAAAGAAATCACTTGAATATTTCCTAGACAATGCAAGAAAAACAAACGGCAGTTCAAATGAAAACGGTATTATTTCATCTGTTACAAACATTGATAACGGAGAAGAAAACGAAAATACCGGTTTTAAAGTTCCATCATTAGATGACCTGACAAATACAGTTGCCGGTATTTTTAACGGTAACAAAACCGCTGAAGGTAATTAAGCTTGTATCCCCTTATTAACTCCCTTTGCTCTCTTTAATTAGGGGGTAAGGGGAAATATTAGGGAATAAGCACTTACTTAAAGCACCTTGCTTGTCGGCATTAAATGTGACTCAGATTGAGTGCTGACACACTCAAGACTTCGCACTCTGCCGACAATGCGCAAAATACTTTTGAAGAAAATCTGTTTTTCTCTCTTTGAGATACAGGCAATTTCGGAAAAGTAAAAGTTGTATTACTCAATACACTTTCAAACTTCCGAAAGTGTATCAAAAAGAAAGGAAAAACAAATGACTATTATTGCAAATCCAAATTTAGATGATGCGTCTTTATTGCTTTTTGAAAAACATTTTGAAAGATTAGCAGCTAACAAAGATACTAAACTTTTAAATTGCCCTGCAATCAGACACATGGACATCAAAGGTATTTCTAACATCTCTCGTATTGAAGGAAATGACTTAGTTGATGTAACAGCTTCAGGTCGTAATCCTGAAAAACAATATCTGACAATCAGAAACGACAATAGAAAATCTGTTGCAAAAAGATTCACAGGAACTTATCTTGTTGACTCTTATGACAGAGCAGTAAAACTTATTACTGACCCGACTTCTGAATTGTTTGAAAACTTGAAAGAAGCAAAAAACAGACTGACTGATAAATGTATCATTGATGCTGCTGTCGGCTCTGTTGTTGTCGGAGCTCCTGATAGTGCCGGTACAACTTTGAGTGCTGCTCAAGACGGCGTAAAAACTATTTCGGGAACTTCAAGTTTCACCTATGCAAGTGTTATTTCTAAAGCAATAACCACTTTCAAAAATCAATATATTGAAACTGACGGTGTAACTTTAGCAATTTCTGCAACAGAAGAAGAAGCATTGCGTGATGATGATAAATACATGAACGCATTGTATTCTAACCAAAACACTGTTGATAAGGGAACAATCACAAATGCTTCAGGTTTCCATGTTGTTACTTTTGCAGGTAACACTCAAGGCGGAACTACTGTTGATTTACCGATTCTTCCTGAATCAACTGCAAACGTTCGTTCAAATGTATTGATGGCTCCAAAATCAATTGCATTTGCTGTTGAGATAGGCAGATTAGATTGTGAACGCTCAGCTTCTCATGTTAATTCTTGGGAAGTCACAATTGATATGTGGGTTAAAGCAGTAAGACTTCAAGGTTCAAAAATTATAATCTTGACTTCTACAATGTAACGACAAAAAGCAGACTTGTATTTTTATACAGGTCTGCTTTTTCTACTTTTAAAAGGATTTTGAAAATGATTACAAGCATGATTGATATTTGTAATATGGCACTTGATTATTGCAATACTCGTAACATCACCGCAATAGATGAAAAAACAAAGCAAAGCGAAAAATGCAATATGTGGTATGATACGGTGCGAAAATCTTTGCTGTTAAATCTTAACGCAAGTTTTTCCATTAAACGAGCTGTTTTACCTGAAGCTGTCAATGTTCCTATTGTGTACGGTTATAATAAGGCATTTAGTTTACCTGCGGATTGCTTGCAGGTCTTAAATCTTGATAGTCCTGTTGACGACAGGTATTATCAGATTGAAGGGAATTATTTATATACTGAGCAGAACAAAGATGAAAATATAAAAATAAGATATATTGCTGATATTCAGGATGTTACAAAGTTTGATGCTGATTTTTGTGATTGTCTTGCCTTAAAACTTGCAGAAAAAATATGCTTGCCCCTAACGGAAGATGAGCAGAAAACAGCATTGTTAAAACAACTTGCACAGCAAAAATATGTTGAAACTTCAACAAAATACGGCAGAGATAACAGGATGATTGTTATAAATAAACCTAAATACAGGCAAGCAAAAGTGTTTCCTGATATTCAGGATTTTAATTATTACGCTAAATAATTCCGGAGAAATCAATGAGAACATCAATACCAAAAAACAATTTTTCATCAGGACAAATTGACCGCGATACTAAAGGGCGGTTTGATTTGCCGTTGTATCAGAATGGACATGAAATTTCAAGAAATTTCTTCCATACAATAAAAGGCGATGTATATTACAGGACCGGATTTGAATTTATTGACGAAATCGGAAATTCTGCGCTGTATGAATTTAAGTTTAGTCAGGAGCAGGCATATCTGCTCGTTTTTGATACTGAAAAAATAAGTTTTTGGTCATACGATACAAACGGTGATTTTGTTCAGGTGATTGATAGTAATGCTGAGCCGTTAACTCTTTCTCATCCGTACGGAACAGAAATATTTAACCTGAATATGACTCAGAACTGCGATGTGTTGTATATAAACCATAACGACGGGGAATTTGCAGAATACCAACTTAAAAGAACAGCAAGCAATAATTTTTCACTAACAAAAACAACATACACAAATACCGGTACTGCAAGTCTGTCAAGTAATTCTGCAACAGAAAATCACGGTTTCCCTTGCACCTGTGCTTTTTATGAAAACAGGTTAAATCGCTGCAGTTCTACAAACTATCCAACATATTTATACGGTTCAAAAGGTGCAAATTACAATAATATCACCGTCGGAACAGGTACAAATGACGGGTACCAATTTGACCTTGCAGAAGCTAATTCAAAAGCTCTCTGGCTTGTTTCAGGTGTAAACAGTTTGCTTGTCGGAACCGCTGAAGGTATTTTAACAGTAAACGGTGGTGATACAACAAAAGCAATTACTCCGATAGATATAACAGCAAAGCTCTCTTGCCGTGATGGTGTTTCTTCAGTGCGCCCTATTTATAAAGATAATTTTGTTTTCTTTGTTTCAAGTAACAAAAGACAATTGTATATGTTTGAATATGATGTACTGCTTGAACAATTTAAAGCAACAAATCTTTCAAAAGGAAATTATGAAATAACTAAAGGCGGTATTAAAAAGCTTGCAAACAAATTTGACCGATTCGGATTGATTTATGCTCTCTGCGGTACAAGACTATTATCAATTTGTTTTTCAAATGATGAAGCTGTTAATAGTTGGTCTGAATTTATTACAAAAGGTGAGTTTGTTGATATTTGTACAGTAACAAAGCCGGATGGGAATTACGATTTGTTTGCCAATGTGAAACGAACTATAAACGGACAAACAAAATATTATCTTGAAAGGTTAACTGATACTGTTGAATTTTCACGATTTGAGGATTATGTATCAGATGTTCCGGAGAGTGCAAATGCTACTGAAGTTATTGAACTAAAAAAAGATGATAAATATTCTTTTTATAGAAAAATAGCGGAAGAACTGCGTGAATGTAATTATCTGGATTGTTCAATGAG